CTAGGTCAGCGTCTCCATGCTTTCTAGCATTCTCAGGATCGTAGGTTAGTTCAGTGATCAACCTACGAACCACAACCGCAGGCTGTGAAGCCTTGGGCGTGTTCTTAGCCATTCCGAGACCGTCGTTTTCCGTGGCACTACCACCGTGAGACCTAGCGGCAATCAGGCCTAAAACCTAATCGCCCTTACGGGTGGAAAGTTGCAACGTTGCAACCCTGCCGACCTCTCTAGCTCGTGGTTCTGTAGTTCGTTTCTGTTGACTTATCTGGCCCAATCTCAAGAACTTGAGACTATACCGGACAGGTCACCTAGTAGAAATCTTTCTTCGCCCTGCTCTTGTGCTCAACCAGAGTCTTGACCCCTTCGGGTGGTAGAACGTCCATTGAGAGCCTGAGATTGACGATTAGAATCCTTGAGAGTCTTAGTGACCTGACTGCCTCACGCCCTAGACAATACACCAGAAGCCGGTCATTCGTCAACAGCTTCAAAGGCGAAACGGTTCTCTCAGTTAGATTTCCGTCCTCTGCCAAGTAGCGAATGTGAGCAACCCATAGCTGAGGCTCTTGCAGTGCAATCTGAAGCAACCCCCAGTGCTTATTGGCTATCTGCATGAATAATAGTGCCTAGCTAAAACGGGTGGAAAGTTGCAACGTTGCAACTAATTCTGCTCATTCTTGAACCAGTCAGGATCGTACTTTGGCGAAGTCTCCACCGGCCTCGCCCAGTCAACCACCAGGGCAATCTCACTCAATAGCTCTCCCTGGCTGTAGGATTGAGCCTCTGCGAACAGCTTGTGAATCATGGCTATCTGAGCCTCCAAAGCTTTGGCTCGCTTCTCAGCCTCATCCTTGAGCATTGCAGGAGTCTTGCCCTCAGATCTCTGCACTGTGACGATCAGCTTGATTGGCCCTGACCAGATCCGAAACTCACATTCCTGCTCAAGGAAATTCTTCGCCCCGAGGCTGTTCATGTACTCAACCACTTGCCTGCACAGGAAGTGAAACGCCTCGGAGGTTGCCTTGACCTCAAAGCAGCCATTCTTGATCGCTATCTCGTCAATCGTGGTCTCACTGTTAATCAGGGCCTTATAGCTCTGATCGACTTTCTTGAGCCTGCGAGCCTCTGGAGAGAGCTTGAGGAGTTGATCCTCAAGCCAGAATAATGAGCCCCACCATGCAAGCTTGACCCATGAGCAAATGTAAAACCAAACGATCTTAATCCGATACCTTAGGCTTGGCTTTCTTGACCCTTGGCTTCGCTCTTGGCTTGATCTCTTTGACGTAGACATTGTGAATCGCCTCCACTAGTTGTTTCTTTTTGGTCTTAAAACCGTGTCATGATACGTAACAGCTACAGCCAATGCAGCCCAAATGTGACTAGACACTCCATACAGAGGCCCAGGTTGCTTGGATGTACCTATTTGTGGAATCTTACCACCACCAGTTGGCTCGAAGCGATCTATCAATGCTTGGCGCACGTTCGGGTCTTTTGCTCGTGGAGATTGGCACAAGTGTAGCTTTACGTCCTTGCGGTAGACCAACACAGGTTCTGCCTCACTATCAACTACCTCAAAGAATCGCCCGATCCAAACGCATGTTTCAAACACTTCTTTGCCTACTGGCATTCCATACGATGCAATCATTTCGATAGCGACCCTACACCCAGAAAGATCCCAGCCTCGCAGCTTCGCGAGCAACTCTTCGTTTACTTCGATTCCGCTGTTTATGACTTTGACGCCATCGAAAAAACACCATGCCGATTGCGTTGTTCCTGGATCGATAGCAAGAATGTTATTCACGGTCATGTTGGTTCCATCTCCAGTAAAAAAATCAAGTAGGATTTCAGTGAGGTTGGAGTTGCGTTGTACTTCGATCGCTTGAATCTTTGCGGTCTCACTCTAGGTCAATCTCCCGCAGCTTCTCACTGCTCAGTAGCTCAATTTGAACGCTCTCAGGGTCTTTAATGCTCCAAGATTCTAGCCTCTCAAGCCTCTCCTCAAGAGCTGCAATTGAGGCCTTTCTCTCGGACTCCACAATTGCACTGATCTCGATAGCCTGTTGAATGCATCGAGCATTGCTTAGCCCACGCATCAAGCTTTCTTTGTTCAAGCTTTGTTGGCATTCTTCCGCTTCACTGTGAACAGAGAACGTGGCCCAAGTATTCGAGCCTCAACTGCTGAGACCTTGACCTGATCAACATACTGCCGAGAGATCCCAAGCGACTCAGCAACCTCTGCCGTAGTCTTCTCAGTTCCGAGAAGCTCAGCCAGAACTCGCATTGCTCCAACTGCCGGAGGAGTCTTGACAACCTTGAGCTTTACGCTGTTCTCAGCACATGCTTTCTTGAGCGTTGGCAAAGAGCACTTGAAGTGATCCATCGCCTGCTTGGAAGTGGCTTTGTTTGCCTTGACCCATTTGGCAATCTCTTGCCGGTCTCGGACCCGCTTATTCTGAAACACAACTCCAGCATCATTGCAGAGTTGATACACAGTAGGCACTGAGACATTGAACATCGCGGCGGCTTCGTTTGCAGTGAAACCACTCTTGCAATACTTAACGACAGCCTCAGCAATCTCTTTTCGAATAGTCATTTCGTATACCCGCCGAACTCTAAGGCGGCCTCTCTAAGTTGTTGAATCTCTGAGAACTGCACCGTTGCAAATCTCTTTAACCACTCTCCCCAGTGATGAGCTGGAATCACCCAAGATCTGTCCTCAGGCGGCTCTACCTCAGCAGGCAGCAAGCCTAGACAGTTGCGAGCCATGTAGTCTCGGTCGTAGTAATCAGGATCATTAACTCTCTTGAGCCAAAGCAAGTGCTCGACACTTGGCTTGAGCACCACGCTGCCAGGAATCAAGATCCGCTCTCCGTGTGAGACCTTGTGACACCTTGAGCACAACAGAGCAGCAACCCTTCGATCCTTTCTGCGCGGCGAGCTGACTATGTGAGCACGCTCAATCAACCAGGGAGCAAACCAACCTGGAGGCTTAAACCTAAGTCCACACCACCAACAGCTTGAGACTGAGGCAATGAACCTAAAATCATTCCACCCCTGTAGATCTTCGATCATAGAACGAACTCGCATGTAAACACTTCATCGTGCTCCGTGTCTCTTGGCTCTCTCCATGGTCCACAGTGAAGCCTCTCACCATGAAGATCTGCGAGCCTCACGATCTCTGAGGGCAAGTAATAATCGACACAGTCAGCCTTGATCTTATTGCCTTTGTAGAACTGCTTTTGAGTAGCAACTCTAATCGGCCCACCGACAACCGTTGCATCAATCACCCACCACTGACCACGCTCCAGAAACTCAACCCAAGCATGAGCACCACGGCCCAAAGCACCAGCGAGCATATCAGCAATGCCATGACACAACCGAACCTGATCACGCTCAAACTCCTCATGTCGTGTGATATGCATCAACAAGATCAGAGAGGACTCGAAGCAGTTGCCTGCCTCGTTTCCGTGATAGAACTCAGCAGGCTCAATATCGAGATGCACTATCCACCGAGCTACGTCTGGATCGGTTGCAGCAACAACAATCTTTCTGCCGTTGCTGCTCTCTCCCTCGATTATGCAAGTCATCAAAACAACTCCAACTGAACAAAATCACCCGTCTCAGAAACATAAGCCAAGCTCAAAGGTAATTCGGTCTCTAAAACAACTTCGCTTTCTTAGTCGACTCCTCAGCAGCGTTCAGATTCTTGCATGCTTGCTTGAAGTAGCTGTCCTTCAATTCGATTCCTACGAACTTGCGACCTAGCTTGATCGATTCATAGCCCTCCGATCCGACACCAGCAAATGGACTAAGCACAACATCACCAGACTTGCTCCATAGCTGCAAGCACCGATGAATAACATCTAGCTGCAATGGGGCCAAGTGGCGAGTGTCATCTCCATCTCTGGCTGCTCGAACGTTGAGCGTGTTGCCCTGATTAATGTCCATCCACACCGGAGACGCATAACGCTGCCAAATATCGATTGACAGATTGCCAGTCTGCGTGAAATCTTCACCGGCGAAGTGATCGAATTCCCCTTGGATTGGATCTTGATTCTTTCCAGGTTTACGAAAAGTGCAAACGTAATCAGGAATACCCTGCCGACTCATTGAGGAGTCTTTGACTACTTGCTTGTGAAGAAGTCCGAGTGCTTTCGTTCGCTGCATCGCTGTAACAGGATCTTTCCAGATGCACACTTCACTATGATAGATGAATCCTGCTTTTTGATGGCAGCGAATGATGTCTCCACGGAAATCACGAATGCCGATATAGCCATCGTTCGTGATAGTCGACGGTAGATTCATGCAGTGAACACTGACCAACCGACCCGGCTTCGTCACTCGATAAATGTGATTCACCAAGAAAGCATAGTGCTCGAAGAAATGCTCATCCGAATCACAATTCCCCATGTCGCGTTCACTGTCAGAATAAACAAACAGCGACGTGAACGGCGGGGAATACACTGTGAAATCAATCGAATCATCTGGCAATCCAGCAATTACCTCGCAACAATCCCCGTTGTAAAGCATCCAGTTATCACCAGATTTGCTTTGAATCACTTCAACCGACATAACTAACCTCCAATGAATGATGGTAACTTAAAATTCTCGTGCGACTTGTAAACAGTCTTGCCTTCTCTTAGTCCGAACGTCTCAAGTGTGTACTCGCTCAATGCTTCGGCCATTCCAGATTTCATTGCATCGAAATCAGTCTCTTTTCTGGCAATCGCTGATTCGATTGCCGACTCGGTATCAGCTAGAACAATGTGAACATCGACTGGCATCGTTTGGCCAAATCTCCATGACCTTCGAACAGCTTGATAATACTGCTCGAACGAATAAGACAGCCCTGCAAATACCTGCGTACGGCAATGCTGCCAGTTCATTCCGAACCCAGCAATTGAACTCTTGCTGACCATGACGCGATAATCACCTCTTGAGAATCCATGAAGGTGTTTTTCCTTGTCGGACTCTTTCATGCTTCCGCGAACTTCAACAGCTCCATTGATCCGTTTCATCAACTCATCTGATTCATAGTTGGTATCACACCAGCAGATTACAGGACCATCGATTGAGTTGGCTATCTCTGCGGCTTTCTCGCAGCGAGCGATGTTCGTCATCCGCTTCTCTTGGTGCAATGTAGTCGCAGAAATTCCACTCACGTTGAACAGAAAACCTGGAACCGACTGAGTTTCCTCAGCTTGAACGATATGACGCTGAACTCTCAGTGGCGGTAATTCATAACCAGCATCATCGCCTCCAATATCACTTGGCTTTGATACACAAACAGCCCACTGACTAACCCACTGCCAAAATTCTTTCTTGGCATGACCCATCAACACCCATCGCGAAGTGTCGCCTGAATCGTGGTAGAAATACCGATTGAGCATATCAACCGCATCGCATACACCCAGGAACTCAGCGTGATTACCAAGTTCCATGTGATCGTTTGGCGCTGGTGTGGCTGTGCATGCGAGCTTGAATCTTAAGTCTCTATATCGAGCATTGAGCATCTCAACAGTCTTGCCGTTGAGACCTTTCAAAACTGAACTCTCATCGAGTACGACACCACTCCAATCGACTCCATCGAACTTGTGAATCTTCTCATAGTTGACTAGATTGATTCCTGCAATAACCTGAGATGGATCATCGACAATCTCAACTCGACAATCAATGTTGAACTTCTCTGCTTCACGCTTAGTTTGCTGGCGAACACCAACTGGAGTATGAATCACAACTGGACATTGAGTGCTCTTGAACACATTCTCGGCCCAGACTAACTGCATTAAAGTCTTACCTAGTCCGCATCCAGCAAAAATTGCAGATCGACCACGCTTCAAACTCCACCTCATGATCCGGCGTTGCCACTCAAATGCTGAATCATTGAGATCGGTATCAATACTGATTCCAGTATCCGGAACTACTCGGCGTTTCGCATCAATAAACTCTTTGTAGCTACGCATTTCCATTTGAGGTACTTTCTTTTTTCAAGATCCTGACTAACTTTTGTTGCATCCTAACAGCCTTATTCCTGCGATGATTCTCAGCAGAAACCAATCTAGCGTATCGTCGCTTTCGCTCTAACCTGCATTCACTTCCGCATGTGCTAGCACCATTGATAGGAATAAACTCATTGCTGCATATGATGCAACTCTTAGCTGTCTTGCTCAATTTCAATCTTTCCTCTGCCGTAGCATCTAGGGCAAGTGATCCAAACCTCTCCACAAGGCATAAGCTTTGACCCAAAGCAAAGCGGACACGTATCGGTCTCCTGAGGATGCAAATACAGTCCGAATTTATCAGCCATCGTGGAGCAGAGATTCAGCAGGCTGTTGAGGAGTCTGCTCAATAGCTTTCTCATTTTGTTCAACTTTCTTTTTGTTGCTCTTTAACCACGGCCAGTGGTCACGCGCTAGCCTGTGCCATTCCATCGAGTCGGATGCCGGTGGCTTCCACGGCACTGAGCTGAAATCAATCTTAATGCCTTTCTTCCTGGCATCGTCACCACAAGCAGCAACGATCCCACCTACGGTCATCCCTGCTTTGCCGCCACGCCATAGCCAATACTTCCAAAGCTTCTTTGCTCTCTCAACCATGTTCTCAGCGGTGAACACTGAGCCCTTGATATGCT